GCAATGAATTTTTTTGTCTCTTTACTCAATCCTTGAAATTTTGCAACAGTTTTTTGAAGAAATCCAACCAATTTTTTTAATTCTGGTTCAAATGTACTTACTAATACTATTGATAAATTTGTAAATTGATTTTTCAGTAATTTCAATTGGGATAACAATGATTCCAATTGTTTTTTTACAATTTCGTCAGTTGTACCACCCACGTCTAACATTTTTTCCTTATTTTTCGCCATGGCATCACTCATTCCAATAAGGGGAAGAATTGATTTGGATGCTAGAGTACTGAAACCTAATAATTCAAGTTGTGCAATTTTAATTTCTGGAGCCATTCCCGCAAAAGCAACTTCAAAATCTTTGTATATATCCACAAATGACCTAATTTTTTTGTCATCACCAAATACATGAATATTCATATCTTCGAACGCTTGTTTGTTTTTTACAGCACTTGCAGATAACAACCTTACCATTCTACCAAATGTGTTACCACCCATAGCACCACGAACACCTGCATCAGCGAATGCCATAAGAGCAACTGTACTGTCAACCAAGTCCAAACCAAACATCTTGATGGTTGCACCTGCATCTCTCTGCATGGCTTCACCTAATTGTTGCATAGATGTCATAGATAGTTGGTTACCTCTTGCAAACAAATCTGAAATCCACAGTAAATTTTCCATACTTTTAGCGGTGTCATCAACCCTCAAACCCAATGCAGTTTGGGAACTGGCGAGTAATTCAGTAGCGAGAGCCATATCAACATTACCCGCTGTTGCAAATTTAGCAACAATTGGCAATGCCTTCATAGATTCAGTTGCATTCATACCCGCACTAGCTAAATAGTAATAACTTTCAGCCATACCTTTAGCTGAAATTGGAAGTTCATTAGATAATACAAGTGCTTGTTCTCTTAATTTACCCACCATAGTATCGGACAAATCCCCCATAATAGCTAATGACTTTGTCATAGCACCATCAAACTCTATAAAGGACTGAACCCCCCGCTTTGCAAACAATGCTAAAGGAGCTGTTAATAATCCAATCTTAGCTCCCATTTTTAGCATGTTTTTTGAAGAAGAGTCCAGAGTTTTTTCCAGACTTCTAAGATTTGTCATTGCTTTAGTAGCTTCAATCTCTATAACTAGTTTTGCTAAGGTTGACATTTTGGTTTAACTTTCCTTCCTGTGTACAATTCCCAAAGTTGCTTACTTTCGTCCATACTTTGTGTAATTTTGTTGTTTGATTTTTCAGCCTCCGCATTGTCAGTTCCTTTCCAATCAACTAAAAATGTAGCAAGTTCCCTTTTCTCTTTACCCCATAAACCGTTCATTAACAGCATTAATCTGGCAAATAAAATGTCCTCTTTACTAGTTTCTTTTTCTTTTGTTAATTTATAACAAATCAATTGTTTCAATTCTCGCAAAGAAAAATTTTCCAATAGCTTATGTTGTGGGATGCCACTTTTTAGACTTAATTCACAGACTAAGTCTAAGTAAACATCCTCTATTAGTTTTTTTCAACTAGCTCCACATCTTTTGGAGAAATTGAAAGATTTACAATGTCCTCTTGATTATCTGCTAAGTCGTTTAGGTCAACATTTTGTTTTAACCAAGTAACCAATTTATCTGGATTGCCAAAATCAGTACCATCCTCGTTTACCACAGTCTTTGCGAACAAATACAATGAAATCCCCAACATCTCTGTCTGAAATTCTGGGTGGTCTTTTGCATATTTAGTTATCGCATCAGTTTGTGCTTTAACTATCCTCTCTTTGTTTGCCTCAGTGTCTTTAAGTTTAGTTTTAAAAGATACTGCTTCAAGTAGGGCAGATTGCCTTTTGATAATATCCCCAAGCTCAATCCAATCGTTATAATATAAATCCCTCACCAAAAAAGTGAAAGTTTCATCACTATCTGGGTTTTTGCTTTTTACAATCAGTTCTCTTGTGTTAACTTTAGCTCTTAATTTTCCTAGTGAATCAATTCCTGTTATTCTTGTATTTGTCATAAATTTTTTGCTCCTTTTTGTTTGTTTAATTTTTATTATACTCCTGTTGCTGCTTCAGCACCGACAGGTATTGCACCACTTGAAACTATGGTAATATTAGCGGACATTGCACCCGTTGCATCAATTGTATCACCATCATCTGGTTCAAAGGAAGCCAACCAACCTGTAAAGCTAAGTGTTGCCCCGTCTGCCCAAGTAATTACGACTGGGTTTGTTATGCCCACTAGTGCATAAATTGCTGTTGTTTCAACAGGGTCATATAACACACTTGCACTTGCATCACCCATCTCTGAGAAAAGTGATGGAATGAAAGTTTTTAATGTTGTTGTCCCAACTGTCCCTGTAGCCGTATTGCTTGAACTTGAAGTGTCCAGTTTACCAGTAGTTGCAACACTTGGTGGTTTAATTGATTTTTCTGAGAAAGTTACGTCACCTATAGTAAGTGTTGCCTTCTGTGGATTTCTAGCTGTTATTGTCATATTTATGTTTCCTTTCGTGCATTAATTTGCAACCTTGTTATTTTTCTGTACCTGTTATTTTTTGTCACTTTCCCATCAATTTGATTTACACTTTGTATCGTATACTTAGTTCCATCTAGCATTGTAATACTTATATTGTCATTTGAAAGTGGACTAAATAAATCTGATATTTTATTCAAAATATCGTTTTGTCTTTTAAGTCCGTTACCTATAATTTCGTCTATCCTAAAGTCAATTAAAAATAATGACCTGTTCACTGTGTTTGATTCTGGGACATCCGTAACGGATATTATAACTACTTTACAGTATATTTCATTACCAAAATCATCTACAAAATTTTCATATCCAATGCTATCAATGATTTCTGCATCCTTAACTCTTTCTACTATTTCAGCAGTGATGTCTAATTTATTTATCATTTAAAACTTCCTTTATTGCTTTCTCCGCATCTCTTGTCATGCCATCCTCTTCATTGTACTCACTCGCATATGGGACTTGATTTGAAATAAATAAATTACCAATAGTTCCAAACTTTAATTTCCCAACCACACTGTCCAATCCTGCAAGTGTTTTTTCCAGTCCAGATGGTTTATCACCAGCTGAATATGGGTACGCAGTTTCAGACTTTTCTTCATCTGGTACATGACTGAACCTTGGCACTTTAAACATCGATACTTTCCAACCAAGTCTTAAATATCCTAAGTCAACCCTAGATGATTGTACTGTTGAATCGTATCCTACTTTAACCGCTTTGGTTAGCTTCTTTCTGTAACCTACATTGGCATCTTTTACAAATGAATCAATAGCTTTCATAAACTGTGTTGAGTTAGCCATTTTTCCAAACTTCATATTAAACCACACATTCTAATTCATACATCATCACAACCTGTCCTGACATAATTGGAATCACATTTTTAATTTTTAACTTTTTATTTATAACTGTTGTATCTTCTAAATTTCCTTGGTGTATTGTCAAATAACTCATATCAGGAATTGGTTCTATTGTTACATCCTCTACAGATACAAAACAAGATAAACCTTTTATAACTACAAATTCACTGTGAATCGAATCCTCAAAAACAACTCTGTTTGTAAATTCAGTTGGTGGCGTTAGTCTGATATTTTCAAAAACAGTTGAAGTTGTCCATGGACTTTCATTTATACTAACTTCATTTGTATTACTCAATATCTCGACCGTTCCAACCGCACCAAATTCGGGTAATAGTTCACCCACCAATTCACTTAAATCTAAATCTAAATCGTTATACGTCATTATTAACTCCTATTTAAATGTAAACTGTATGCTCTGGCATTGTCAGCGTTACTTAGTACCGAACCATACATTCTTAACATATCTGTCACAATACTATTTATGATTTTGTATGACAAATCTTTGTTGTATTCAACTTTTACTGCACCCTTACCAATAGTCACCTTGTCATACTTGTTGTATATAGGCGACAATGGATTAGTTGTTGCGAAGTATACCATTTGTTCACATTGTGCGTTCTTCATGTTTTGGGGTATTGTAGTCGAATCTATGAGCAATCCTCCAATCCCAAAAACATTAGTTCTTGGAAATGCTAAAGCTTGCATTGGTGACAAATTAGTTCTAGTACCATAAAACTTAAAATATATGTCAATCATTCTAGCACTTTCAATTGCAACTTTCTTTTTATCATCCTCGGAAAGAGCCAAAAATGTCGTAGCATACAATTTAGTTTCCATATATGCCAAGTATTCTGTTTCAGTAACATATGAATTTGCATCAATTGCTCCTGCTGTTGCTATGATTGTTAGTGCCATAATTTTATCCTAAATTTTTTATGATTTTCTCGTTGATTCTTCTCAAAGTTACCAACGAGATTTGTTCCCTTGGTTTTGCGTTCCTGCGATTAATATCGTTTCTGATTGTATGCCAATTGCTTATTTTGCTGTCAAAAAATGCCACAAATGATAAAAATGATGACACATCAGATTTTTCATACTCCTCTAAAGCTTTTTCAATTTCATCACACAATTCTGCACAGGTGATACCCTGTATTACTGGTTCTTCCTTTGATTCTTCATCTAGCTCATTAAGTGCAGAAACGTCTAAAATCATTTCACCCTCTTTTATTTCTTCTTCAGTTCCCATAAATTCTTTTAATTTAACATCCATTTCGTCTGGCAATTTTGAAATTGCTGAAATGATAATATTTTTGCTTCTGTTTGCAAAGTTGGGAATCTCTAAAAATTCTGCAACTTCTCTAACCTGTTTAAGGTTTAAATTAACTACTTCTTTTACATCTACCATGATTTCTCCCTTTTATGATTGTGCTTCCTTCAATTAAAACCACCCTACCCCAAAAAAGGGTAGAGCGGAGAAACAGGTAGGAGCAAACCTGTTTTAAATACGATTAACCGTTGGTAATTAAACCTGCAATCTTAATATATTTTCTATCAAGATTTCTAACCCAGTTACTTCCAGTAGATAGTTCATCTAGTGTTGGGCAATTTCCTACAATATTTGCACCAATGAACGTATATCCAGAAGGATGAACCATCCACTCTCTACGAGAATGTAATCTTTCTTCCCCTGCACCATTACCTGCTGAAGGAATTCTTTCCACTTCAGTACTAAGTAAACTTCCACCAGATGCTATTGCAAATGCGTTCTGTCCAAATAACAGAGTTGTATATTTGATTTTTTCAAATCCTGCATCACCATAACTTTCTGTGTACATTGTATCGTCCAAGAAAACTCTCATTTGCTTGTAGTGAGGTAGTGCTAATGAGCCATCGGATGGTTGAATAAAATCAATTTCATCCTGTCTAAGTAAGTTGCCGTATACAGTTGAATGCATTGCAGTAGCTGTATAAACGCCTAGTTTGTCACCAGATGTAAGTGCTGTTGTGATAACTGCGTTGCTACTAACAAGATTAGTTGCAGCAGCTGCTACACCATCACCTGCTGAAATGTCGTTTACCATATCGCCATCACCTGCAAGAGATAAATTAATAAGACCTTGTGCCGTATTAACATAACGATGTTGTAAATCTTCTGCCCAATAATCTTCTACTTTAGAGAAAATATCTTGAGCTGGGTCAGCACCAGACCAATCGACAGCTAGTTCCATTACAGACCAACTTTGATGACATGGTTGTTTAAAAGCAATATCTTTCTTTGCACTGATATTTCTTGCTACTGATAAAATGGATGGGTCATCAGATGCACCGTTAGGTTCTGCATAAACAAGTCCTGTGAAATAAGGCACTTTGATAGAATCTCCACCACTTGCCATTGCCATTGTTAATTCTGATGATGTGTAAGCAATGTTTGATGTAACCATAACATTGTTTGCTAATGAACCTACTGAACCATACATTGTATAAATTTCTGGTACTACTAGGTTTGCTAATTGAGTTGTTGCCATAATTGACCTCTTTCTTAATTAATTTATTCTTAATATATTAAAAAGAGTGTCGCACCCAATCTAATGTGTATTTACACTAACCCACCACTCGGCAGGTTAGTTCCTTTTTGGTAAATATCGCATTTACTACTCTAAAATTTAATTCCTTCCGCAGATGCTAGAGCTAATGCCTTAGTTCTGTCAGTCGCAATAAGTGTGGATTTTTGTGACATTGTCATATCACTCCACTTTTTTGTTTTTGGTGAGGTGTCAGTACTACTACTGGCATCTCCACTTTGTGATGATTTAACAAAAAATGATTTCTCCTTAAAAAACTTTTCGCAAGTTTCCTCAATGGTTGAAACCCCATCCTTTGTAGTCAGTTGGTTTGTATCCTCATCGTAGTCATATGATTTCAAAAGGGAACTCATGATTTCCTCTTTAGCTTCTGGTCGGGCAACATCTTTTGCAATGTCCCAAACCAGCTTTTGCATATTTGACTGTCTTATAAAATCTTTTTTCTCTGCAAGTTCAATTTCGAGTTCTTTGGATTTGATGGTATTATCTTCGGTAAGTTTTGTAATCTTATTTTCATAATACTCTTTCAACGATTCTTTCATTTCATCCACTTGACCAGAGTCTACACTTCCTGCTTTCAAAGCTTTGAGTTCGTCTTCCATTGTTACTATCTTAGTAATATCGTACCCACTGAATGACTTTGCTACCCTTTCAGCTTCTTTTCTTATTTCACGTTCCTTTGCAAGTGCTGATTCAATTCTTGTAATGTTTTCAGTTGTTTGAATGTTATCAGTTTCTAAGAAAATTCCATCTTCACCACTTTCTACATACTTTTTAATTGATGCAGGAAGTTCCATACCTTCAGCCATTTCTAATTTAATCTTCATATTTTGTTTTTGCTCCTATTTCTTTGTTTATCGTTAAAAAGATTTATATCATATTTAAAATAAAATGCAAGCGTTATTTTCATTTATTTCAAAAAAAGTTTATTTAAATCCATTCTAGGGTCATTTTTAACAGAAAATTCGGTGGTTAAGCCTTTTACCTGTGATGTTCCGCCTTGAATATCATTTACCATTTCAGCGTGGTTAGTCTTTTTTGGAACTCCACCTCCAACCTTAAGAACTGGAGTAGTAAAACCTTTACAATTAAAATGTAAGGATGGGGTAGGAGTTGCATCAACTGATGCAAATGTTACACCATTTAATTTATGACACTCACTTTTTTTCTTTGTGTCTAATGAAGAATTAAACTGAATTGCATAAATTAAATGTGCATTCACCATATAAACTGAATGTCTACTCTCATTTCCAACGCTGTTTGTTAGTGTTCGTGCCATTGTTCTTATTGCCAAAGTAGTTTTTAACACATCTTTGGAAAGAATAGTCCTCAAAATTTCACTTGTGTTTAACTTTTGCTTGATTCCAATCCTTACAGTACTTAAAATTCTTGCCACATCATCATCAGCAATCTTTTCTAACCATGAGGGAATTGATTTCCCATTATAGTCTTCATAATGTACTATACTCGGAGGTGTTGAGTCAGGTGGTGAGAAAATTTTACATTCATTACTCAAGGGGATGGTAAGTAAATCAACCATGTAGGATATCTCCATATCAGAAAAGTACGCCATTTCTTCTAAATAATACTTACGCATAGGGTTTGTACCAACTTCTCTAACTTTAACAATTTTTCTGTATAATTTTTTAGATTGTTCTTGAAACAGTGGTGTTTTTGTGTTTGTAGTCATCTGTGGAATCTCACCCATCAACATTAAATACAATGCAGTGTTAGTTTTATTGACCTTTGTTGAGAGTTTACTTCCTAAATTATAAGCGTATGTAATAATTGCTATTTGATGTTTAGCTATTTCATCTCTAATTTGCTCATTTATTGTAGACATATATTACTCCTTTTTTTCTTTTGAAACTTCCTTTTGTTTTGGTTCATCAGTTTTATCCTTTGCTTTTTCAGAATCAATAAGGGAGTTGGTATCAGCATCAATAAGTCCAAGACCATCTACCTCAAGTGCATTTTTCCACTCATCAGAATTAAGAAAAGTTGTGAATTCATTTTTGTTGAGATAATCAAAGTAATCGTCCACTGTAAAATTCCCAAGGTTTACAAGTTTTGCAAGTTTTTCAAGTTCATCAACTGGTTTTTGTACATTTACAAAATCAGTAGAATAAGTTAATTTAATTTCATCACGGTTACTTCCCATCCAATCAGCACAGAATCCCAACACAGATTCAATACATTTCTTGTTTGTAGCAGAGAGACCCGCCAGTGATGCCGTCTGTATACCCAATCTAATAGAAAGTGCTTCAGATGATTGATTAGCTCCTGCATTAATTAGGGAAACACCTAGTTTCTCCTGTTGTGTATGTAATCCATCTAGTCCCAATTTCATACCATTAAGTCCTTTACCAGAAACTTCAATAAACCCTGCTTTTGCATTAGCATCATTAAGAACCACAAGATTTGAAGCACCATAAGTAATTTTGTTTGCTTCAACATCAGTACCTGTAACATAAGGTGTTGCAACTCCCTGCTGATACAAGGATTGTCTGTAATCTGCTTCACCTCTGTAAATTGCCAATGCCATATCTGCAATAGCAATCAAAAATGGAATTTCTGTATACATCTCTAGCCCCAAAGCGTTGCAAGGTTGAAAGGGAATGTAATTCAATGTTCTGCCCATAATGCTTGGAATTACAACTCCATCTGGAAGTTCTTGGTCAATTTCAAACTCTTCAATAATAGAAGCATCCCCAGTGTATGTGTAATATTGCTGGTTTTCTGTTCCTATATTTGCCAATGCACAAATTCTAAATTTTTCTACTCTCTCAGTTACAAGACCTTTTTTAACTTCAGTGAATGATTCATCTAGTACAAGAACAACCAATTTTTCCTTTCCATTGATAGGGGCAACTTCCCAATTCACAATTTTATTGTGTGTATACTCTAAAATGTGAGGAACAACACCAGTACCAACAGAACCACTGGGAATATCTACAAGAAAACCATAACGTGAGTAGGATAACTGTGCTTGGAAGAGTCTGGCTATAATTATATGTAATGGGTCGTTACCCTGTCCCGCATTACTTTCAAGAATCTTCATTTTTTCTGGAAGTTGAATTTCAACTGGTTTCTTCGTTAACAATGACTTCATACTATCGATAGAATTGGAAACATACCTGTAGAAGATTGCTCTTGATACATATGAATTATACATTGCGGTTTTTAATTGTGTGTCTTCCTCTGCCAGTATCCCACTTGGAACTGGAAGGTATTTACTACCCAAACTCTTAATCCAAGACTCGTCCTGTAGGGTATCGTAAATCTTATCCCACCTTCCCTCTTGTCTTATGTTTTCTGAATGTGATTTTACACTTGTCTGTTTGTCGTCTTTTTCTATGTTCAACATATTTAAATTCCTTTATTTTTAAAACAACCCTTTAACAGTCTTTTGAACCGCCATTGGAACTATTTGACCTAATTCTGTACATGCAAATACCAAAGCATCCATTCTGTTTGGTGACCTACTTCCCGCTTTGTATGTAGTCATTTCTTCTTCTAATTTGTCAAAAACACCTACATGGTGTGCAAGACCTTGTTCATACAACGCCAGAATTGGTTCAGCCCTAACATATTTACTTCTCTGTGAACGTGATAGCTTTATACGTATTGTTCTATCATCTGTAACATTCCTAATAACACTTTCACACATTGCACCACCATAATTGGACTCACACACAATTATATCACCACAACGATTCTGGTAAGTCTTAATTGCTTTCTTTGCCCACTCGTTTGGTGACAGGTTCACTGTAGCGTCCTCTAGCACGTATAAATGGTCATCCTCTCCCAACCCTACCGCTACTATCCCTATATCATCTGGGTCGGTTTCTGCCCCATCTAGGTTCTTCCCATCGCTTCCAGAGGGGTCAATACCCAGAGCAACCCTTTTAAACTTCATTTCAAAGGACTCCAATACTCTAGTATCATCTAATAATTTTTCGCTCCACAAATCACCTTCAGAAGCATCCGAAAAGTTTCCATCCTTAAAACGTTTTTGTGCGGACAATGACAAACTGTCCAAACTATCTAAATAATCGGTTGCAATGTTTTCCAAATTATCTACTGGATTCATCTGCATACTAGCATATGTCTCTGGATTTTTAATGTTAATTTTTTGAGTCGGTATTTGTAGTTTGATAAACAAAAGGAAAATCCAATGTGCCTTACTCGGAGGATTACAATCAAAATACAATTTATTAACACACCCTTCAATCCTTTGTGCTAGTCTAGTAAATACAAGTTCATATGCTTGGTATGATAACTGTGAAACTTCGTTAAAATAAATTGTTGCAAATTCCATACCAAGAATTTTTTCTACACGGTCTTTATCATCCAAACCACTCAACCATATCTCTGAACCGTTTGGAAGTGTCCAATAACGTTCAGTAGAGTTTATTTTACACTCCACACCTAATAATTTCAACACTGTTGGCAAAGTATCTAATCCAATTGACCTCCAAATAGAACCATTGGTCTTTCTGGCAATCAGATGTCTTGAATTTGGATAAATAATAGCTCTCATAACAATTGCCCAAACAAGAATAAAGGTTTTACCACTTCTACTACCACCATACAATAAAACCCTAGTGATTGTTGAATCAGAGAGAATTTGCATTGCCTGTTCCTGTTTGATTGTTTTCTTTATTTCGGATGTATCCATGGTACTCCTATTTTAGAGTTTTTTGGATGCATAAATATATTAGAGTAAGCTCCGTACCCTATGAACAGAGATTCCCCATTATCCATATGTAATTTAACCGTCAATAAATCAAACCTTTCCGCCCATGTCACCTTCTCTTGTACAAACATAATTTCAAATTCACTGTTATCATCCAGTATATTTTTTATTTCCATTTGCTCCCCTTTTGTTAATATTTCGAGTAGTGTATATTATCGGAGAATTAATTGCAACAACTTTCTTTGATTTTCTTTATATATTTCTTTATAGTATTATTGTATTATATTATAGTATTACTCTGTGATATAAAAATTGTATCACGGTAGTTAAAATTTGTTATATGTAGTGTGGGTGTCTGATTCATGTGTTTAGACCATTGTTTATAGTCTTTTTGGTTTTAATAATTTCGATTTAAGTCAAATTTAACCGTGATACAATTTTTATAGCACGGTAAACAGACCCGTGATACAATTTTTATAGCACGGTGTTTTGTCGGACAATGTCCTACACATGTCAGAACAAAGCAGGTATTTTAAAATAGTTCTTGTATTATGCAAGAGTTTTTGATATAATAGGTGGCATAAACAATTATGGGGTGTTGATGCAATTGGGGTTAATCGCCTTTAAAACAATAAGAATGATTATCTTTGAGTAGTTGCATCCTGAAACAGTAGGTTTGAATCCTTCACACTCCTTCACTAAAACAAAGAAAAGTAAAATGAAAAACGAACTAATTACAATTAATTTTGGAAAAGGTGCATCATTGAAAGTAACACCTCTTACTGTAACAATACTTCCAGAAGGTGAAATAAAAGATAATTATGTTATAATGGTGACTGTCAGAGGTGAGTCAACCCCAATTATTATATCTCCTACTGAATACAGGAGAGTATTGGAAATTAAAGAGCAAATAAAAATAAAGGAAAATAAAATGATTGAGAAACCGAAGGAACCAACACCAGCAGAATTAGAAGTAATTTTGATGCCAAACGGAGAAATTGTCTGCCACGGCAAAACAGTTGGATGGTATAAAACACACAAACAATACTTGCATGAAAAGAAAGGAAATTAAGATGTTTATAACGGTAACAACAAGACCTGATGGACAATTGACTTCTGTCATGGTATCTCAAATAGAAAGTTGGATTAATGGTGAAATATATTTTATATCCGACAGACAATCATCCATGCTAATAGAAGAAAATAGAGATGAAATTAACAAAAAAATAAAGAATTGTTACATAAATAGTGAAACAAAGGAAAATAAAAATGAGAGAGATATTGTTTAGAGGAAAGAGCATTGAGACAGGTAAATGGATTGAACATCTCGAAGAACAAGAAGGGGAAGACGAAGATTTGATATGTGTTAATAAAGATTGCGTTTATCAAGATGACGATTCGACATATCGCTGTGGTGCAGAACATAAAGATGGAGAACCATTTTTTCCAACTTGCCAAACGAGAATTATAGGGAACGAATTAACAAAAAAACAAATACAAATACTAACTCACTCGCTAGGATGGGATAAATTAAGATGGTATGACATAAAAAAAATAGAAGAAACCCCATATCGAAATTATTTTTTTACTAGTCCAAGTACATCAGACTATGCAGTAATACAATCCCTTATAGCGATGAATTTAATGAAAGCATCTGGACCTGTCTACTCGGAATCATCTGGAAGCTGTTTTAGCGTTACTGAGAAAGGATTATGCTTTGCA